GGAGTAAGTGCAGAATTTGATCTATCTCTTAGCAACGCCTGTGAACTTTTTACCAACTATGCGGATTCTATTAGTTTTGCCGTTACTGCCAGTCAGTCAGTCTCTTCTGGCTTTCTATGGAATGAAGTAGACGATGTAACAACAACTTGGACAAAGGTGGATTACCCGAATTGATAAATTTTATACCAACCCTAAAGGCCCACGGAGGCTTACAAATGAAAGAGAACAACGAGTTTAATCTCGGCCTCAAAAACATTTGGGAAGTAGTTTGCTATGACTCGAATGGGGCCGAAAAATGGCGAGAGAAGAACAAGAACCTCGTAACCACAGAAGGACTGAACCATGCATTAAGCATTGTGCTTGATGGTGGAACCCAGATCACCACATGGTATGTAGGACTTGCAGGCGCAGGTACGAAAGCCGCTGGAGATACAATGTCATCCCATGCCGGATGGGCGGTGATTGCAGATTATAGTGAGTCAGTGCGTCAAACCCTGACGCTGGGTACTGCTTCTTCTGGAAGCATAGATAACTCTTCTAATAAGGCTGTGTTTTCCATCAACGGAACTGCTACTGTAGCGGGTGCCTTTATAACATCCGTTAGTACTAAGTCAGGCACAACTGGAACACTATATGGCGTTGTGGACTTTAGTTCTTCAAGATCAGTTATCTCTGGAGATACTCTAACAGTTACAGTTACGCTAACTGCCGCATCTGCTTAATAGGAGGTTGCTATGGGACTAGAAAGCGCCTCATATATCAGTGAATTAGTTGATACCAATCCCGTAGTAGGCGACCCAGTTGGTGAGGGAGATGACCATCTTCGTTTAATAAAGACTGTGTTACAGACGCAGTTTAGTGGTTTATCCGGCACTACAGCAGTCACCACTTCTGAGGCAGAGTTAAACTATGTGGATGGGGTAACTTCTGCAATTCAAACTCAGATAGATAACTTTAGTGGGGGATTATCATGGCAAGCAGTTGTAACCACTGGAACAACAATGGTTGCAGGCAACGGATACTTTGTTAATACAACAGGTGGTGCTTTTGCTATGACACTTCCTGCTTCAGCGACTCTTGGTGATGAGTGTCATATTATTGACTACGCAGGAACCTTTGATACCAATAATTGTACTGTCGATAGGAATAGCCACAATATTTTAGGTGCTGGAAGTGATTTAGTGGTAGCAACAGAAAGGGCTGCTTTCAAATTAGTTTATGTAGATGCAACTCAAGGCTGGTTATTAACAGAGTTGTAATATATGACAACTTATAAAAATGTAAGGTATAAACTTCCTGCCGTAACCCTTAGCGGTGCTACTGAAAGTTCTCCCGCAGAAGGAGATATTTGGTACGACAGTGGAAAGTTTTATCTTGGTACAAGCCTAAGTTTCGCTGGGGCGTGGAGTAGTGGGGGGAACTTGGGAACTTCTCGTACTTACATAGCGGGCGCTGGTACTCAAGCCGCAGGACTTTGTATGGGCGGTTATGCAGGTTCTAACTCAAATGTTACAGAAGAATACGATGGTTCTGCATGGGCATCTGGCGGCAATCTAGGTACTGCCCGTCATGCTCTAGCGGGCGCTGGTACTCAAGCAGCGGGATTATGTATGGGAGGTTATGTTTCTGCTGTTTCCAATGTCACAGAAGAATATGACGGATCAGCATGGGCATCTGGTGGTAACTTAGGCACTGCTCGCTATGGTCTAACAGGATGCGGTACTCAATCCGCAGGACTCTGTATGGGTGGTGATACTGGTTCTGATTCCAATGTCACGGAAGAATATGATGGTTCTGCATGGTCTGCTGGCGGTAACTTAGCGACTGCTCGAGGTTATCCAGCAGGTGCAGGAACCCAAAGTGCAGGATTATGTATGGGTGGTCATGGTGCAGATTATTCCAATGTCACAGAAGAATATGACGGAACTTCTTGGTCTGCCGGAGGCAATCTAGCAACTGCTCGTTCTTGGTTAGCCGGAGCCGGAACCCAAACAGCAGGGTTATGTATGGGAGGTACAACAGGTTCTGTTTCCAATGTCACGGAAGAATATAACGGAACAGCATGGTCTAGCGGAGGCAATCTAGCAACTGCTCGTCAAAGGCTCGCAGGAGCAGGAACCCAAAGTGCAGGGTTGTGTGCGGGTGGTGATACAGGTTCTGATGCAAGCCCTACCAACGCCACCGAAGAATATACCGGCGACACAGGCAGTTATGACGAACTCTTTACTCCATCACAAGGTTTATAGTTGAAATAAAATGACAAATTATAGAGATGCAAAATATACATTTCCAACTGTAACCTTCAGTGGTGTTGCTGAATCATCTCCAGTAGAAGGAAATATTTGGTACGACAGTGGTAAGTTCTATCTAGGTACTAGTCTAAGTTTCGCTGGTGTATGGAGTAGCGGAGGCAACTTAGCGACTGGACGCTTTGGTCTAGCCGGAGCAGGAACACAATCGGCGGGACTCTGTATGGGAGGTTATGATTCTGCTGGCTCCAACGTCACAGAGGAATACGATGGTTCTGCATGGTCATCTGGTGGCAACTTAGGAACTGCCCGTTATGGTTTAGCAGGATGTGGAACACAAACCGCTGGATTATGCATGGGCGGTTGGGTTTCTGCTGTCTCTAACATAACCGAAGAATATGACGGAACCTCATGGTCTGCTGGTGGTAACTTAGGAACTGCGCGTACCAGATTAGCGGGATGTGGTATTCAAACAGCAGGATTATGTATGGGAGGTGATGGCCCCTTGGACGTAACAGAGGAATATGATGGCTCTGCATGGTCTGCTGGTGGAAACTTAGCGACTGCCCGTTATGATCCTGCGGGAGCAGGAACTCAAACAGCAGGATTGTGTGCGGGTGGTAGTACAGGTTCTGTCTCCAATGTAACAGAAGAATACGATGGTTCGACATGGTCTGGTGGTGGTAATTTAGCGACTGCTCGTTATTCTTTAGCAGGTGCCGGAACTCAGTCAGCGGGACTTTGCATGGGAGGTGATGGCCCCTCCGACGTAACCGAACAATACAATGGAACTTCTTGGAGCAGTGGAGGCAACCTAGCAACTGCCCGTTATAGTTTAGCAGGCGCAGGAACTCAATCAGCAGGACTCTGTATGGGTGGTAGTGGTTCCTCCAATGTAACAGAAGAATACGATTCCGGCCCCGGCAGTTATGACGAACTTTTCACCGCATCACAAGGATTATAAAAATGTATGTAATAGCACAATGTACTGGTAAGGGATTTATAGAAAAGTCCCGTAAATACACTATCTCTGGCTACGCTGGGAATGTATGGGAACTGGATGACAGCACTCATGCAAAGGTATGGGCAGAAGAACAAGAACGGTTCAGCGATGGACAGGTGGTGGATAAAGCCACAGCACAAGCGGCGATCAATGCTGCGACTGATTCCGTTGATATGGATGGCAATCCAATTACACCACACCAGTTATAAATGACGTTCTTATGACGGATTATCGAAGTATAAAATATAAAGTTCCAACCCTAAATTTGGATGGAACCACTGAGGCTTCTCCAGTAGAAGGTGAGATGTGGTATGACAGTGGCAAGTTTTATCTAGGTACTAGTCAAACTTTTCCTGGGGTATGGAGTAGCGGTGGAAACTTATCAGAATCCAAATATAGCCCCGCGGGAGCAGGAACCCAAACCGCTGGTTTGTGTATGGGTGGCTATGTGACTGGGGTAGTTGATACAACAGAGGAATACAACGGAACAGCATGGAGTGGTGGTGGTGCTTTGATAGCAGCCCGTCAGTATTTTGCTGGTTGTGGAACCCAAACAGCCGCACTAGCCATAGCCGGTTGGACTACTGAATTCAGTTCTACCGTGGAAGAGTACAATGGAACAGCATGGTCTGCTGGTGGTGCTTTAGCAGCAGGGAAAGCGGGTCATGGTGGGACTGGAACTCAAACAGCGGGCTTATGTGTAGGCGGCTCTACTACAGGCGGCACGTTTTCCTCAACAGTTGAAGAATACGACGGAACATCTTGGAGTGGCGCTAATGCTATATCAAGTGCGCGTAATTATATAATTGCGGCAGGAACTCAATCCGCAGGGTTATGCATGGGTGGTACTACAGGTTCTGCCTCATCTCCAGTATCAACCAACGTTACAGAAGAATATGACGGAACCTCTTGGACTAGCGGTGGCAACTTAGGAACTGCCCGTTGGGGTTTATCCGGAGCAGGAACCCAAACTGCTGGTCTTTGCATGGGTGGAGAGATATCGGGCAGTTCGGGCATGACAACAACTGAAGAATATGACGGAACATCATGGTCTGCTGGTGGTGCTTTAGCAACTGCTCGTTATATTGCAGCCGGAACAGGAACCCAAGCAGCAGGTCTGGTTATGGGTGGTTATGGGGATGGTAACAAAAACTCAACAGAAGAATACAATGTTGGCCCCGGCAGTTATGACGAACTCTTTACCGCTTCTCAGGGATTATAAAAAATGAATGCACTTGCTGTTCTCAATAATGAAGATCAAAAGGTCTATGACTCTCTCCTAGACGAGTGCCGGGATTCATGGCGTAAGCGTCAAGTATTCCGCACCGAAACTGAGATGCGTCTTTCCGTACTTAATGACGGCAAACACCCAACTCCCGCAGCAAAATACTGGCAAGCGGTTCGTGAGCAATCAGTATTCTTTGATAACGTAATGGCACTCAGTTTTGAATACCGTAGAAACGAAATCAAACTGGCGCAGAAAGAAAAAGAACTGGCAGAAGAAAAGGATGAGTTGGAGCGCGATTTACTTTTGATTGACATTGACGAACTGAAATGGATTGTCGGCGCACAGAAACAAGAGGCGCATCACCGCATCCGTGAACTGGAACACTGGTCGCGTATTAAAACAGAACTGGATGACGGTACATTTGACACGGTTGATCCTAACACTCATCAGCGGGTTTCATTACCCAAAAGATTTGAACATGATATGAAATCATTAACACCCGGCACATCCGCATCAGAAGCGCGGAATATTATAGGACTCCATGCTACGGCAACAAATTCACAATACCTGCTGAAAAATGGCAAGGAGGCATGAATAATGGCATTAGAAAGCGCATCATACATTAGCGGATTAGTATCCGCAAACCCACCAGGAACTGACGCGATCAGTCAGGGCGATGACCATATTCGCCTCATCAAAACTGTTCTAAAGGCTTCTCTGCCCAACGCCGATGCAGCAATAAACGGTATTCACACAGGGGCATCTGCCCCGTCTTCCACCTCCGCAGGACAACTGTGGTTTGATACGACAGGTAATCTCATCAAGATGAGGAACGAGGCTGATGGTGGATGGATAGTTCTTGCCGCATCTGAGGGTAGTAGGCTGCTAAAGACCACTCACTCTATAGAAAGCACCACTAGCGCCCTCAGAAGTGATACTTATGTAGATACTGGATGGAGTATTACCCATACTGCGTTGTCTGCATCATCTACGTTGTATGTTCATGTAGACGGATTGAATGATGTTTATTCTGCGTGGGACGGTGGTAGCGACCACCAATACACTTACATAAAACTAGCGAACACCTCTGGAACTCTAATTGTAGGGACTACGGACAATATATTAGTTGGTGATATAAAGGATGCTGTGGGTAGTGGATTATCCTCTAACGAGTACGGCTTTGGATTCTCACACACATGGAAAGTAACCAGTGGAAACAGGCCAACCCCTGATTCTGGCACAACTTACACTTTTGATATATGGTCTAAACAGCCCACTGCTGCTGCAGGGGGTACTACTTTTGTATCTGGGACTATGATGGTTTGGGAGGTTGAGGAATGAATAATGTAACATTAAGTAACATTCTTTGGGCGGCTGTGCCAGATGAAGGGTTTGGCATATACGGGAATGTGGGTAACGAGTCCGACTATAACTCCAATGTTGTCTACAATGATTCGTCTAAAAAACCATCGTGGTCTATAGTGCAAACTGGTCAAAATCCAGAACAATGGAAAGAAGTTAGGGCGCAGCGCGAAGGAAAGTTAGTTGGTTGTGATTGGACTGTCCTACCAGATGTGCCAATGGACGCTCCAAAGAGAACAGAATGGGAAACCTATAGACAGTCTTTGCGCGATGTTACTACGCAATCTGATCCATTCAATATCAACTGGCCCACACCCCCCGAATAATGCAGTTAATACCCATCAATGACGTTGGGCAGGTTGGGATTGTAAAAGATACTCCCCCATATCAACTACCTCCAAATGTATGGAGTGGTGGTAATAACGTCAGGTTCCTTGATAACGGCGTAAAGAAATGCGCGGGTTATGAGGAGATTTTCGCTACTCTCCCATTTGGTGCGTACTATATACACCCGTTCCTTGACAATGGTGGAACATACCATTGGCTTGCTTTTGGTCTGAATAATGTTGCAGTATGGACTGGCAGTGCTTGGCTGGACATCACCAGACAAAAGACGGGGCAGTTAGATGGCGCTTTATCAGCCTCTGCCACAACGATAGTCTTGGATGATACATCGTATTTTCCCTCTTCTGGTACGATTGCTATTGGCACCAATGAAACGGGGGATGCCTCTACTAACTTGTATGAAGAGATTGCTTACGGTGCTAACAATACAGGAACCAATACTTTAAGCACTCTGACAGTAGCAAACGCCCATCCAGATAACGAGATTGTCACCCCCGTAGGTAGCACGGCTACTGGCGATAACCCATACAGCGCAACATCTACTCAAAACTGGCGAGTGACGCTGTTAAATGGACTACTGGTTGCTACTAATGGTTACGACACAACGCAGATGTGGCCTCTATCTAGTGGGGTTCCATCTACGTCTATCCCACTCAGGGAGTTGAAGAACTGGCCTGCTACCACAAGTTATTGTAAGTCTGTATCAGCATTTAGAACTTTCCTTGTGGGGCTTAACTGGCAGATAGGTGGCGTTGAATACCCAAATCTGGTGAAGTGGTCAACGGAAGCCTCGGCACTCAGCCCTCCCAACACCTGGCTTGAGAGCGATGCTGTTCTTGATGCTGGCGAGTACCAACTCACCGACACCCCAGGGAAGATAATTGATGGGCTTCCTTTTGGGGACTCATTCCTTATTTACAAGGAAGACTCTATTTACATTATGAACTATGTAGGAACCCCCTACATCTTCTCATTCAAGTTATTGTCTCCCACCATAGGGCTGCTGGCAAAGAATGCTGTAGCCGAGTTTGAAGGTGGACATTTCTTTATCGGCAACTCTGACTGCTATGTAACCAATGGTCAGCAAGTCACCGCCCTTCTGCCAAACAAGTTACGCAGGGAGATGTTCTCTGACCTAAACGGAGACAATTACGAAAAGGTATTCGTAGCGGCGGATTATGCAAGAAACGAGATGCTTGCCTGTTATCCATCTGGAGTGTCTGCTATCCCCAATAAAGCCCTGATCTGGAACTGGAAGGACAACACCTTTTCCCTCAGGGATATTCCAGACCTATACCACATAAATTCAGGCATTGCCGCTATAACAACTGGCACAACCTGGAACGACCACTCTGAAGCATGGAATGCTGGAGCGGGGATATGGGGAACAGGCAACTATGATAGTGTCCTGAAGAATCTGGTGTTCGCTAAACCCGATTACAAGGCTGATATAAGTGGGGCTACCGCTGCCGACCCCGTGGTTATTACCTCCTCTGCTCACGGGCTTGCCGACAGTGATCTAGTCTCTATAAGCGGTGTTGTGGGAATGACTGAGATAAACGCCAAGACCTACTATGCAAAGGTTACAGGTTACTCAACCACAACATTCGGACTTTACAGTGATTCCGCCCTGACAACTACAGTAGATGGCTCAGGTTATACCGCCTATTCAAGCGGCGGCAAGATAGATATGCCCAAACTATACAGGGATGACAGAGGTAACCAAGAAGACGGGTCTAACATGACCTCCTTCATAGAGCGAACGGGTTACGACTTGGGTGACCCCTCCTCTCAGAAGTTTGTCTCGGCAGTGTGGCCCAAACTAGAGGTGACGGGAAACAACACCATTAACGTATATGTGGGCAGACAAATGTCTACAGAAGATGGTATTGATTGGAACCCTGACAACGGTGGTACCCCAATTCCATTTAACCCCAATACCCAGTCAAAGGTTTCTTGTCGAATAACGGGTAAGTTTTTCGCTGTGAAGTTTGAAACAGATACCGATGTTGACTGGAAGTTGCATGGGGTGGAATTTGAGGTTACCCCAAGAGGGAAACGAGGAAGCAGGTCTTATGTCTAACGCCCCATCTAAAAACGTAAAGAGCCTAAACAGGTGGTCACCTAATCCAGCCCCCGCAAGGCCAGAAGAACTCCCCGATTATCTCTTTAGGGAACTTAACAGACTTGGGGATATACTATTCAACATTGATACGTTTAGGCTTGAGGAAACGAATGTTGACCCAAGTTACAATGACGGTAAACCAAGAAACGGTGATATAAGATATGCTGATGGGACGAACTGGAATCCTGGCTCTGGCGAAGGCATCTACGCTTATACTAATGATGCTTGGGCTAAACTCTAATGCAGACCTACACGGGGTCAGGTCATCCTTTCTATTAAGACACTACAGCGAAGGTAATATTACCCCTGGCGCTGGAACTAACGCCACCATGTACTACCTTGGCAAAGAGTGGACGGATGCAGATCGAGC